CTCCGTCTCCATCAACACCTGTCCCCAAATACACAATGACCGGCTGCCAGCCCTTCACCGTCCCTGTTCCTGGTAACACATCACCGCACTTTTTGAATTTCGTACCTGTCCTAACTGTTCCTATTTCCTGATAATAGGTATTCGGTTCACGCCTTACTTTCAAATTAACGGTTGTCGTGACGTATTCGCCGCTGATAGTTTCTGGTGGCGTTGTTTCATCAGGTGAAACCATTTGCATATTTACGATGATCGCCGCTCTATTTGGATTCTGATCATCGAGGTTATTCCAGGATTTATCCCACATAGTACGTGATACTTTTGTATTGGCTCCCGACGTTGGCGAGTTTAGCGGATCGTGAATATAAATATCCTTATCGTCCCCGTCGTAAACCACCACGAAGTGAGAACCATTGAAATTATTCGGCCTGATCGCTTCCAGTTCGTCATAATCTATCAAGGCAATGACAGGATTACCGGCCTTGACCAATGCCACAAGTCGATCGGTCGTGACCGGAGCGTCATAATCGCAGTCGATCCCGCGCCGGAATAGCATCTGCATAATATCGGATATCCACAGGTAGCCGTCCCCGCTAGGCTTTGCTTCGTTGTAAAGCGCATCCACGGAAGCGGCTGGCTTTCCGGCATAAGCCAAGACCATAGCAGCGCAAGCCGCCCCGCAGTCGTTGCCGTGCTCATTCGCTCCCGTTCCGACCTGTCCGATATAAGGGATGTTCATTTATAAAACTCCTGTAATTCAGGCGGGATATTGTTGATATTACCGCCAGCGTTTTCCCACATCTGCGCATAACATTCTTTTGGTGAATTATGTAAATACCAATTCAACCAATCTGGGTTGTTTTCTGCGAATGTCTTTAGTGCTTCGCGATATTCTTCGGTTTCGCTCGTTCCTTTGTCCATTTGATGCGCCCGCTCGTGGTAGCAGGTATCTTCGCTCGTGCAATAAAGAAAATCAAGTTCCTCAATGTAAAACCCGGTTGCTAGGTTCTTGACAACAAAGACTAATCCCATTATCGCAATTATCAGGATTATCGTTCCGTAGAACTTTACTAACTGTTTATTGTTTTTCATTTCATCCTCCAAAAGATTAGTTTGCTTTCTAGTTGCATTATACATACCAATCTGTGTAGATACAATTAGTAATTATCAAGGGTGCGTAATTATCGTTAGTTTCGGCGTTTCCCCTGCGGTGGCGTACTCACGCGATCTAATGTTCCAAGCCGACGTACTCGGCTCATCGGATTTAATCAGAAAACCATAATTAGTATATGTGCCGTCATACATTTTCTGGAATTCCGTCGGGTCTAGTGTAATCTGCCATTCCCCAACAGCTTTATTATTTGCTACTGATAATGTCCCTAGAGGAGTAGGATCAACATCACCCGCACCTATTGCGCCGGCGGTTGTCCAATCATTTGTACCATCATATTTGTTCCATGTTGATGTTATCTCCCCCCAATTTCTTAGCAATCTGTAAACACTCCATGTTGAGTTCTGATTCGCAGAATCTTCATAAATCCAAAGACTAATTGACGCAGATAAACATACATCTGTCGGCGTTATTCCACTCAAATCCCATTTGATTAATGTTCTAAAAGTAAATCCACCAGAGTAATTACCTACATAGATGTTAGGTTGAGTACCACCATTAGAAGTTGGAAAGTTGTTATTTAAATAATTATCAGAATTACTTGGTTGGATAATGGTTTCTGTTGTATCAATTCTATCTGTCACAATTGTTCCGTTTGGCGTTCCAATCACGTTATAAACATTGTCAATAACCCGATCATTCACCGTCATCGTGTGAGCGGTGTAATAATCAATATCTCGCGTTCTAACACATGGACTTTGAAACAGTAATCCGGTTGAAGAAACGCCCGTCCCGCCTGGGCCTTCGCTATTCAATGTCGACACTTCTCCAGATGATAAAATCCGGTTGTAAACGCGATAGTCTTTTATTGCCCCCATGACGTCGTATAACGCATAGTCTTGGTAGCCAAATTTCTTAAAGCTTCCCGCCTGGTTTGCCAAACTTCCAGATGGCGTGGATATTTCGCTTAGCGCCCTCGATGACCCGTCTATATAAAATATTGGATCGTTCGCGGTCGAATTGTTATCTATTGTGACAACGACGTGATACCATTGCCCGGTTGACATCGGGTAGGCAGAACCAACCCAGACTCCCTGTAAAACTGTTCTGATAATTTCTAAAAATAAATAACCGTCTGAATTTATAGCTGTGAAATACCCAGCACATCCGAATACATTTGAATATTGCCCTCCTCCGGCAGGAAGTGCATTTAAATAAATCCAAAACGAATCCGATCTCTGCGAAAGGTTGTCTATGTGCGGCATCAAGCCACAATTTATTGAGCTAGTTCCAGAGCTTCCAAAATCAGCCGTGATCAGCGACAATCCAGATTTCAGGCTGAAAAACTCCTTCACTTTCCATGTGAAATAGATGATCCGCCCCGGCAGGATTGAGAATTCGATCCCCTGTACGTAATACCAGCCGTCAATTCCGGTCTGGCTCTCTTTGATCTCAACCACATCCCCAACGTCTATATTGAGGAAGGCGTTCATCAAAAGCGCAGATGAGTTGGCAAAGAAACTGACAGAATTTAATACTGATCGCGGCGTCTTATCAAGACCAACGATTGATTCACCCTGTTCACCGCCAAAATCAAGTGTATTCTGATACCTTTGATTAATTGTCTCGTTCTGATAACCGTAGGCTTCATAAGAAGTCTGATTTTTGGCAACGTATTCGATGGGGTTATAGGTATAGATGCCATACCCACGACACTGGAAGAAAGTTATCCAGCCAGCAATTGTATCGTGTGTATTGGTCAATGTATGCGTGAAACCATCCGATCCATACCCTGAGACGACATTTACATACGCGGTAAGGTCGGTTGACGATCCGTCTTTAAAGACATTCATGAGATAATCCGTTGTATCCTCTGGATCAATCATGCCTGTCCCATTTACCGACGCTCCGCCGTTGGGATCAGAATAGTATCCCTTTAATTCATAGGGTTCTCCCGGCCAAAGTTGAATTTCGGTATCCAAATTGAAAAGGACTACCGGTGATGTATCAATTTTGCGAGGGAATGCATTGATGGTCAGGTAGTTGATCGTATGGCGGCCATAAGCCGTATCCATGTCGTACATCGTGTCATTGAAAGAGGCCGAAACCGTCCCGCCGCTGGATGTGAATGTTTTCGGCGCCCTCAGTCCATGGCGATAATGCGCCCCCTCGAATACCAGCGTTTCCCCGTTGGTCGCGTCCTTTTTGAGGTAGATGTACCCCATTTCAGACAGAGCGATTTTGACACATTCATCGCGGGCGGTTGTTTTGCGAGTGTTGACATCGAACACGGTCGGGAATGTGTTCACGCCCGTATCGTAGGAGGTTGCCAGTGGCGCGGTCGGCATCAATGCTACAGTGGAAGTTAATACCTCGTCCCCGCGTTTATCTGTCTGCACTCCAGGATTTACAATCGGATAAGTGGCGGCCTGTTCCATCCAGTCAAGAACAGTAACGCGCGTCCGTCGATTTCTGGTTGTTCCAGCGTCAATATCAAGATCGGCTATCCTTCCGTGAAGTCTTTTAGTTGTCCCATCATAGACAATATCTAATCTTACCCTGGCACCCTTTACAAACCCGGTCATGGCTCCGGCCAAGCTCGGGCTATATTTCCCGGAAGCATTATTTAGCAGGAAAGTAATCTCTCCGGTAGAGGCTACCCGTGTGATGTGGCGATTATCTGCCATACCCCAGGACGCGAATAAGTTACCTTCTGCCAACCAGTCAGCCGAAATATCCACCCATGCGGAAGCGACATAAACCGAAAGAGTGACGGTCGGGGTAATCTGTGTCATCCCATCCCCGCTAATGAATCCCGAAATACCCGCGCCATTTTGTTGTAGTCGATCTTATTGGCATTGGCAGCTCGCTCGAAGGCTTCAATCAAGGCTTTAGAATCTCCGCTAGCGACCATATTCCTGCTTTCACTGTTGGAATGAACATAGCTTCCAGCAGGGAGGTTCACAAGTTCAGGCCCTTGTTCCCCTACCCATGTCATACCGGAAGCGGGTCCACCGGCAGCACGGTGGCTCCCAGCACTAACATCCGCCGTACCGAAATATTCCATGTGATAAGTGTTGACATGGATATCACTGGTTTTCTCGCTAGGTATTTCCTGAATAGAATTAGCAAGATTATCAGCTTCATTCATAGCACTCTGCATTTGTAAAATCGCGTTTTCAGTATATATTCCCCACTCAACACCTTTTTGAAGTAAGAATTCAGTCTCCCTGTCGCTAAGACCATCGATTGCTAATTTCTGTTCCAAATATCCTAGTACAATCCTGCGGGTTGCTTTTTCCTGTTCTTCGGCGCTTAGGTCTGCAATGCCCATAAATTTCTCAGTAACGGATATCATATCCTTGTTGGTTTGAGCATTTATAACCATCGCGGCCGCTTGCGATTCTGCCGCCCTTGTTAATGCATCTGTAGATTCGGCAGCACTATCCTCGGCCGCAGTAAACGATTCTATTGTAGCCCTTACGAGATCATAGCCTCCGGCAAGTGGACCATAGACTGGTATGAGAGCGCGTAACCCTGTATCGGTTTCTTTTGTATTTTCACTAAGCCTTAATTGGATATCTGCTAATCTTGATAAAGTAGGAATTACTTTATTCCCTACTTCTCTTTCGATTCCAGTCCATTGATCTTGAAGTTTATCTTGTTTTTCATACCATTCTAGACTTGCATTCGCTGCCTTTTCGGTAACAATAAGATTATCTTCTATAGCGTCGCTCATTTCGCGGATACCGGCCCCGCCCTTTTCCATGAGCCTTCCCATGTCCATTCCAGAGCGGCCAAATTTCTCCAACAATAAACGCCCGCGTTCTCCAGGGTCTTGTAATGCTACGTATTGATCGGCCAAGTCGGCCAGTCCTTCTATGTTTGGTTCTACACCGTTTCGAATAGCATAGGTCATTGCGGTTGATATTTGTTCTTGAGATATCCTGAGATCGTCGCCAACTTGTACAAGTTTGGATGCTTCTTCTGTGCTTGTTCCCATTTTTTGAGCAAGATCATACATAGCTAAGTTATATGCTTGAGTTTCTTCTGTGGCGCTTGCGATCTCTTTTATAAGCATAGACACGCCACCAGCGATACCCAACTGGGCAAGGTTGAACCCCGTCAAACTCTGGGTAACGTCATTAAGACCCTTGCCAAGTCCACCCAACTTACCAATAGCTGTATTTATAGAACCGCCGAATGAGTTAATACCAGCGGTAAACTTGCTGGTATCGATTCCTATTTCGGCCAAGATTGATGCGACTTTTGTGCTCAAATGAACCTACCTATAAAATGCTACTTTTGGCTTTATTCTTTCCATCGGTTACTTGAAAATATTCTTTCAAGTCGGCCATTGAAATCGCGTCCACCTCGTCCAGCGTCCAGTGATATTGTTCGGCCAATTGCCAGCGCCAGAATTCCCAGGGTAATTTATTGCTTCTGGATTGCGTTATTCCGAGGTAGACGCTTCTGCTAAATTTAGGTCGGCGAGTGGCTGATTACCTTCTTTGATGATTGCCTGCATGATACGGCGAAAATCATCCCGAAGCATTTCTGCCTGTTCGGTCGGCTTCAGTCCGGTAATCTTTTCTACGAATGCGTCATCCTCTTTGATAGTTCCAACACCGCGAAAGAATCTGCGCCACTCGCCCATTTTTATCTTACTCATATCAAGCTGGACGGTCTTACCAGTCGATAGTTTGACTTCTCCCATTGTCATCACTCCTAGTAATTGCTCAGAACAACGGCGCCATTTGCCTGGAAATCGCAGGAAATTTCGACGATGTTATCATATGGGTAATTGTACGCAGCGCCCATTGAAATCACCGGGCAGGTCTCTTTCTGTGCGCCGGTAGCAGTTCCTTCAGCGCCAATAATTAGCGTACCAATAACCCCAGGCAAGAGGGCCGCCTGTAGAACTGTCCCTGCGGTTTGTGCCACGCCACGGTAGGAATACTTCCCGTCCTTTAGGGTTGTCAGATAGGTACGATTAGCATCGCTTCCTGCGGAAGCATCAACCATGCCGATAGAAGGCGAGGTAGAAAGCGAGCGGTAATCCGTGTTTAGGGTCAATGTCCCCGAAGGGTGAACGAAACTTGCTACTAAATTCTGACCGGTATATTCTGCCATCTCAAACTCCTTATTTGGTTAAACGAAACCTGTAATCTGCGCCGCTCATAAATGTCTTTACTCCGGCGGCGTCTGTTTCAACAAAACTGTATCCATTTTCGCGGCGCGATTGGAAACTAGTCCAACTCGATACCGATAAAACCGTATGATGTAATGCCGTGTCTATTTGTCCGTCTATCGTCCCGGCTGCGCCCGGCGTGGTTGCATACGCCTTGAACGACATAACACAATTCTTTGACCTGTGTGGGTTGTCGTTATCGTCTCCCTCGTTTACATAGTCAAAGATGATGTAAGGGAGCGTTGGTTTATCAGGAGCTTGCAGATAATAAACCCGGCTTCCGGCGTTGGT